ATCGTTTATATCTGTTCCGTTGATAGTAACATCTCCCGCAGGTACGTCTGTTGTATTAGTTTTAGGGATCAACGATAGAGTTCTTGCGAAGTCTGGTTGAGCGATAAAAGTAGTAAACGTAAGACTTACGGCAGTAACCAGTTGTCCGTCCAACATTCCATCAGCATCAAGTGCATCTGGAGCTGTCCAAGTGTGTCTCTTAATTAATTGGTGATCTTTGCTTACAGTTCTTTTAACTGTCTTATTTTTTGGTCGTGGGGTCATAATTATATGAGTTAAATGCTATTATATTTTAAGCCTTTAAGCATTACGGCTTAATTTGAGAGGGGAGTATGAAGCCCTCCCCTAGGCTGTTAGTTTCTGTTTTGCTTAAGCTACTGCATCCTTGATGAGGTACAAGCAAGTAACGTCTACAAGTTTTTGGTCGTATTTATCAGTAACTCTTACGAAGTCACCTTTACGATCCCAAGCTTCACCACCTTTGCTCATTGGATCTTCATCAACTAGACGATGCTGTTTGTTCTGATATGTAAATCCAAATGAACGAGATTTTAGAGAAGGTTTCTTTTCAATATAACCTACCCACGCATGACTACCCCATATTTCTGCAAGAGTATCTGTACCTCCTTCAACTGCTGAATTATATTGGGCATCTGCAATAATAATATTCTTAATTCCTGGGAATGCTCTTAGAATTACACCTTTTACTGATTCTGCATTAACTTCACCAACCTTAATTCTATCAGTCATGTCTGGATGTTGTAGAAGAACCATCCAAGTTCCATATGGAAATATCATTGTATTTGGTTTCTTACCTGTACTTGTACGTACTGCAGTAATACCAGTTAGTAAATCTGAAAGCGGATCAGAATTGACGTAATCACTCCACTGATCTGTACCAGCTAAAGTGGTATTACTAGTCATTACTGCTGTATCGGCCATAACATCAGCAAGTAATTTTTCTTTGATCACTAACATTCTATCAACGATATTTTCTGTAGCATCGATTTTTGGTTTGATAGGTGTATCTGCATTATCAATTTCTTCCATAGTCACCAATTCTTTAAGAGCGTGCTCTTGAAGAACATAATGAGCTCCAATACTAACTGTGTGATTAACTTCGTTAGTATTAGCACCTTGAGCACGAATTGCATTCGTGATTCTAAGGTTATCCATACCGTAAGTAGTGATTTGAGCTGTGTCTTTCTTTACTGGCACTATCGGCATGATTTGTTCTGCAACGTATTCGTCGTTTTTATAAGCCAACGAAATGTTGGTTAGCAACGGACTTACGTATAATCCTGTTTTCTTAATCATAATAATTTTATATTAACTTGGAAATAAATGGGTTACTGTTACGTTACAGTAGGATAGAGGAATGGATTAACAAGTACAGGAGCTAATTCGTTAGAAACTGTAGTTGCTTTTAATAGATAACCAACACAATAGTTATTTTGTGTTGTAGTAGCTAAACCACCACCACCAGTAGAACCAGTGATAGCGTCTCCTCTTGAAGAGGCTGAAAGAATTTTAGTCATAGCAATACCTGCCATGATTATTCCTATTTCTTCGTCTGCTGTATCAGAAGCAGCGTCATCTGAAATTCCGATAATAACTGCTCCTGTTCCAGTCGCTTCAATTACTTCGTTGGCGTCAGTACCTGCGGTAACAAGTACATTTGGTGCCACAGCAGTTTCCTGCTCGTATGTGCTTACGATAAGCGGTTTTGATTCAATCATAATTATTGATTTTTAAAGATTGTTAAAATAGTTGCAAACTAGTATTGTTTGCATTCACCAGCTTTATCAGCTAGATCTTTGTTTTCTGATAGCACTTCAGCCATAGCTTCAGAAAGACTCAACTTTTCATTTTCTTTCATTTTTGCTTCAGCTAATTCTTGAACCTTTGTATTAGCATCTACTACCGCTGGGTCCATACCACTACCCTGTTCTGATAGATCTACGGAATCAATTATATTAGAATGTAATTCAAAGTAAGCAGTTGCTTGTACATCAGATAGAGTTTTAACGAAAGCTAAAACATCTTTCTTCGCATCTGTTTTGTAACCTACTGTTTTATCAGCAGAAAGACATAGAGAATCAATATTATCAGCTAATACTTTTTCTCTTTGTTCTGTGATAACTTCATTAAGCTTTTGAGATACTGGCTTAAGGGAAGTTTTAACGATATCCATTACTTCAGATAAGTCAAACGTCTTTTTGTCCTTAAGTTTTTCAGCAAGTTCTTTTTCAACTTCTTCTGCTGGTTTTTCTACTACTGGCTCTTCTTCTTTAGGTTCAGGCTTTTCTTCTTCAACTTTTGCTTCAGCCTCTTCGACTTTAGCATCAGCTGTAGTTTTATCTTCGCCTTCTAAATCGTCAGATAGAGTTTTTAGAGTTGTGATCTGAGCTGCACTAACTTTCTCCTGCTTAAGGAAATTATCAGCTAACTCAAGAAATTGTTTTAAGTCCATAATATTATTGGATTTAAGATGTAAAATATTTTCACTAAATGTTGGTGCTAAGTCTTTAATGACAGGTTGATTGGTTAGTGCCAATGATCGCACTACATTACTGAATGTCTTTTTCACTCCATTCACTATCTTCTCCATTTTACTTTGAATCTGCAAACTGAAATATCTATAAGCTCCAGTCGACATGACCTCCTTGCCTGTAGGTGTGTGTCTATCAATTTTACTATATAAACTATATTCTCCTTTTAGCTTTTTACTAGGAGCCACTCTTGCAGTGCCATTAGCCATCCAAGCTAAAGCTAAATGGTCTGGATCATGATTCTTATCTACTGGTATGTCTGTACCAACAACATTATTATTAAGATTGTCAGCCATTTCCTGAAGATTTGCCTTACTAAATGCAAACTCCCCATAGCGTGAGTCTGTTTGCTTTGCTGTAGATATCAATTCAAATTCATTATCAAGATCTGACTCTGCCAAATCAACTGAATTAAATATTGAATATTCTTTAAGATTTAACATATCTTCGAAATTAGATGATAAACTCTTAAAATCTCCTCTCATCGCTTTCTCTAATTCTTCATTATGCCTATTTATATTGTCTAGCATTCCCCACGAACTTTTATTTTCTTTTTTTGCTTCTTCTTCCACAGCAGGAGTATCTCCTTGCGTTCGTTTAGCAACCGCATCGAATTTCATTTTTTTCATTCTCTCAATTACAGCTTCTCTATTATTAGTTAACTCATCAACAGATTTTTTTATAGAACTAATTGCTTTACTCGCCGTGCCTGTACCTGTAAGCAAATCTATGGCTGTAGCACCTGCTACAATTAACTCATCTGCTCTTTTTACTATATCATCTCCTTGTTTTTTAGCTTCAGCATCATTCTTTGGCATTTTAGGTTTTGCTTGTGCTGTAGGTATTAATGAGACTATTTCACTTTTCTTGCTCTTCCACCATTTCTTAAGTGCCGCACTGATCTTAGACTTGTGCTCTGAATTCAATGGTTTTCCTAATATAAGTTCTAATTCTGCAAATTCCATTATTTTACAAGCTTACGAATTAAGAATGGTACTGTCTTATTAACAATTTTAGCTCCCCATGTGTATGGTAATATATGATGAGTCGATAACCAGTAGATAAAACTCATATATCTCTGAACTGTTTTTGCTCCTTTTGGTATTTCCATTTGGTGTTTTGGTTACCTGAGAGCTATACGCAAATACCCTTGACAAATATTTGCGTAGATAGCTCTTAAGTTACCATCTACTTGTCAAGGGTTTTTGGTTTATTCTTTATTTAATTATATATTAATTTTTGATTGTTGTAAAATTATTGATCTTTGCTTTCTAAAAATTTCTTCCTCTGAGCTCTTGCTATGTCTTCCTCTATATCAAGTTCATCTGATTCTATTGGATAATAATACTCATAAGAACCATGATGTAATCCTAATCCTTTAATCGTATCACTATTCTTACCATCACTTTTCTCACTTACTCGCTTGTTGATCATAGCCGCTGTACCAATCATAAATAAAGCTGCAGCCATACCTCCACTAGGTTTGATATCCTTTATTTTGTTTTTAGGTGCTACTACTTTATAAAAAGCAAATCCATCGACTTCTGCTTGAGTAGTAAGCAAACCACTATAAGCAGATCTAGCATGAGTAATTGTTGATAATTTTAGGATATTTCTATTAAATGACATTTGTTCTGCTTGCTTTATAGCTAATTTAACAGAAGCTGAACTTCCAAAGTTTAAGAGCAACGCCTCTTTCATTCTTCTTGGTTCATTGAATAGTATACCAACCATATTACTCTTGTAACCTGAGGTAGCAGCAATAATGACAGATCCCATACTCAGCAACTTTGTATTCTGCTTTATGTTATTAGCTGCCATTTTAGTAGTAGTCTTAAATAACCGCTCTTGAAATGGACTATCAATTAAAACAGAATGTAATTTCTTAGTTACATCATCAACGAATTTCTCTCCTCTCTTAACGAGACCTTTATCAAATACCAAAGAAACTACTCCATCTACTCGTTCGGTAAAAGCACTTTCATAAATATCGATTATACCTTTACGATATATCTTTTCAAATTTACTAATTACCTTTTCAACTTTGTCATACTCTGAATCAAGATAACTCTCAAACTCAGTTATGTTAAAGGTAAATGTCCGTTCTCTCTGAGTCGGATTGAAGGTTTTTTTTTTAGTCTCTGCTAATTCCTTTGTTTTAACTTCACTTAATGTCTTAATCGATTTTACGATCTCTGCTAATTGCTCATCAGTCTTTTTCATTTTGGCTTCTACCTTCTCATCTTTCTTTTCGACCTTAGTAAGCTTCTCTTGTCTATCAGCTTCTTCTTTCTCTTCCTCTTCTTTCTTAATTTTCATTTCTTCTCTTTCGGATTCAGTTAACTGTGGAAGTTTTACTATGTCTCTAATAACATTGATATCGTTATCAACTAATGTTAACAACCCCGATTCTTTTGCTTTAGAAATTGAACCAATTGCTTCGTCCATAGAGATGGATCCAATATCACTAACTCCTAATGTAGGATAATTCTCTACATTAACAAAATTCTTATCAACCAATTCCTTAATAACAGGATCCATAACACCTATTATATAATTAGCAACTGATTGTAATGCTCTTAGAAAAAATGAACTTTGATCTTTGCTTAATGCGTTAGAGCCACCATCACCAGAAGTGAGATTAAGAAAGCCAGCCAAAGCAGTTGAATAAATTTTGCTATCATGATGAGATATTAGTTTATCGATTGCGGTCGCTTTTGGATCACCATCAGGTGTCTTAATACCCCATTCCTCAATATCACTACTTATTCTAGCAAATGCTTGCTCGTTACCTTTCATATTCTTCAGCATTTCGTCTATCTTGTCTTTTGCCGCTGGACCTACACCCTTTTTCGTTTTAGCATATGGTATACCTGCTCCAAATCTCTCTGCACTAATACCTGAGATCTTATAAAAAAGATCTTTATAGAACCAATGTTTATATACTGGTCGTAATAGTGATACACCTTCAAAGTTATCTCCTTCTTGTTTATTGGTAAATAATATTAACTTATCCCATGGTATCTTTGGCTGATTGTTTTTTGTTTTATTATTATCTGTATTTGTCACCATCTGTGTTATACCTGCAGGATGACCGTCTTTCCAAGGCTTTCCTTTAATTTCCCATAAGTATATAGATGCTGGAATACGAGGTGCAAACTTCTTCCACACTATTGCATTAGGATATTTAGAGTCATCTTCAGGCAAGAACTTGAATACCTTTTCAAATGGATAATGACCAAAATCAAGATAACCTAAAGCTTCTCTTAAGAAATCGATCCATTTAAGTTCTTCGAATAGAGCTCTTTCAGTAAAGTCTGCTATTTCTTTATCTCTTGCTTCTTCTCCTCCTGCCTTAATAAACCATTTAGCTGAAACTAAAGGCATTTTAACGGCTTCTAATACTTCTATAACAGTACCATCGGTCTTTCTCATCTCGTCATATATCTCTATTCCTTCTTGTCCTTGTAGATCAGAATTGAACTCTACGTCTAATACGCCACTAAATATCGATGTACCAGATATACCATGCTCAACTGAACTACCAGTTGGTTTTTTTGTAGTTATCTTTTTTAGTGCAGCTTTGGCACTGTCTAAAAGTTTAGCCATTTATTTTTTCATTAAGTTTTTTAGCTTTCAAATGCATTAACTTTATCTCTGCTTCGTCAAGACCTGCAGCACTTACATTTTTGAATAACTGAGGTGCTAGACCTTGACTAATAACTGAAACGATCCATATCAATTCTTCTAATGGATCTCCTAATTTTATTTCTGCTCCTCCCATAATCTTCCTTGCTTTCTCCATTTTATATTTTCTAACTGCATTCCTTAATACCTCTCTTTG